ATTGGCCCACTGACCAAAAAAACCCGCGAATTGCTCGGGCTAGTTCCGCGCCAACGGGCAAAGGGCATTTTGTGCGAAACCTATATTGGCATCAGTACTGATGAAGCGTTGCGGATGAAGCCCTCGCAGGACGCGTGGCGGGTTCATCGTTGGCCTTTAATTGAAAAGGGAATGACGCGGCACGACTGCCTGAATTGGATGGAGCGCAAGGGCTACCCGCTACCGCCGAAATCATCCTGCATTGGCTGCCCGTATCATTCTGACAACGAATGGCGGGCCGTCAAGGCAGACCCAGAGTCATGGGCAGATGCTGTAGAGATTGACCGCATCATCCGCGAACCAGCAAGGGGTATGCGCGGACGGCAGTTTATGCATCGCTCATGCGTTCCGCTTGACCAAGTAGATTTTTCTACTGCTGCCGACCACGGGCAGGTGGACATGTTCAACAACGAATGCGAAGGGATGTGCGGGCTATGACCGACTTCCTCGTTGAACTTGCCAAGCGGCGCAACCCGGCACTGGCGGGAATGCTGGTTACTGGCGTCGATGCCGAGGTTGAGGCGATGCCTGAGCGCCGGCTCGTGGATGTGTCCACGCTGTCGCCCAGCGATGTCCTTGCCCGGTGGCACAAGCGGCAGAGCGAATGGCAGACGATTCCGGCTGACCCTACGGGCGCAAGTCTGCGGTTGTATCCGGGTGGCGTGTCGGTCTGGTCGGGGTATCCGGGTGAGGGCAAGACCACGCAGTTGCGGCAGATGGCGATTGCGATGGCCGGCAGAGGTCAGCCGACGTTTTTTGCCTCGTTGGAGGAAGACCCTGAGGATTTGCTTTTGCGGCTTTGCATGGTCGCCAACGGGCTGCGCGAAATCGAGCATGAGGAAACCTTTGGGGACTTCTTGCACTGGTCGCGGGAGCGGTTGTACGTCTGGGGCGTTGTGGGAAATGCGTCGGGTTCTGAGTTGCTCGCGGTGATTCGGTCACTGGCGCGGCGAGGGCTGCGGCAGGCGGTCATCGACTCGCTGATGTGCCTTGATGTGGCCAACGACGACTTCGAGAAACAGCGGCAGTTTGCCAATGCGGTGGCGGCGACGGCGCGAGTGTCGGGCGTTCACATCCACCTCGTGGTGCATCCACGGAAAATCATCAGCCGGGACATTGACCCGGACATCAACGACGTTGCTGGTGCTAGGGAGATTGCCGGCATTGCGGACAACGTGATTTTTGTGCGGCGCGGCTCGCCGGAGATGGGGACGGACTTTGCGAAATCGTCGTTGGTTCACGTTCTCAAAAACCGCCACGGCGGTTGGTGCGGGAAAATCAACGCGTACTTCCGCAAGGACTTTGGGCAGGTGCATGAGCGGCCGGACTTGGTGAAGCCGATAATGTTCTGTGACGGGAAGCCGCGATGATTCCGCTCAAGTGCGATTTCGTGGTGGAGGCCAACCCGGTAGGCAAGGGCAGACCGCGGGCGTTTCGGTTGGGGACTGGGGTGCGGATGCACACCCCGCCCAAGACCAAGGCGTACGAGCAGACGATTGCTTTCGCCGCCAAGCTGGCAATGCAGGGGCAGCCCCTACTTTCGGGGCCAGTGAGCGCGGTAATGACGTTCAGCCTCCCAATTCCTGCCTCTTGGTCGCTCAGGAAGGCGCAGGAGGCGAGTTTAGGGCAGACCCTTCCCACGGTAGCCCCCGACCTCGACAACCTCGCTAAGGCCGTCCTAGACGGCTGTAACGGGGTGGTGTTTGAGGATGACCGGCAGGTCGTTACACTCCACATCACCAAGCGATACGCCGACAAGGGTCGGGTCGCAGTGAGTTTCGAGGAAATCGCAAATGGGTAAGTACATCGTGGCGCCGCCCCCGGAGGAGGAGGCTGCTCAGAACAAGACGGTTCTGCATTTGATGACGCAGGGTTACTCATTGCGAAAAGCAACAATGTCAGTGGGCTTATCTGCTAGCGGGTTTTTGTATCGAACATCTCAGGATGCTGAGTTGTCGGAACAGTACGCGAAGGCCAGAGATGCGCTGCTGGAAAAGATGGCTGACGATACGCTCGACATTGCTGACCAAGACCCCGCGATGACGGCAGAGGGCAAACTAGATGGCGTGTCGGTTGCTCATGCAAGGTTGCGGGTGGATACGCGCAAATGGCTTCTCAGCAAACTTGCCCCGAAGAAGTACGGCGACAAGTTGGAACTGTCCGGGGACGCTGAGAACCCGATTGCGGTGCAGCGAATTGAGCGGGTTATCATCAAGCCCAAGCCGTGACAACGCTTCAGATTCAGACGCCGGCATGGGCAGAGCCGCTGCTGGGGAAAGCCCGGTACAAGGGCGCATGGGGCGGGCGAGGCAGCGGCAAGTCGCACTGCTTTGCGGAACTGCTGATTGAAGCGCACATCATAGATCCGGACACGAGCAGCGTCTGCGTCCGTGAGATACAGAAGTCCCTGAGCCAGTCCGTGAAGCGGCTGCTTGAACTCAAGATTGAGGAACTGGGCGTCTCGCATCTGTTTGAGGTGCAGGAGTTTCTCATCAAGCGCCGCAATGGCCGCGGCCTGATTCTCTTTCAGGGAATGCAGAACCACACCAACGACAGCATCAAGTCCTTAGAAGGCTTTGACCGGGCGTGGGTTGAGGAGGCGCAGAGCATCAGCCAACGCAGCCTTGATATGTTGCGGCCTACCATCCGCAAGCCTGATTCGGAACTGTGGTTCAGTTGGAACCCGGCATCAGCGAATGACCCCATTGACCAGTTGCTGCGTGGCGACAATGCCCCGCCCGGCGCGGTCGTGGTGAAAGTCAACTGGATGGACAATCCTTGGTTCCCCGAGGTACTCCGCAAGGAAATGGAGTTTGACCAGCGGCGCGACCCCGACAAGTTTGCTCACGTTTGGGGTGGCGCCTATCTGACGCGCAGCAATGCCCGCGTGTTCCGCAACTGGCGGGTGGATGAGTTTGAGGCTCCTGCTAATGCGGTGTTCCGCTTTGGCGCGGACTGGGGCTTTGCCACCGACCCAACCGTGCTGATCCGGTGTTACGTCGAGGGCAGGACGCTGTACATTGACCACGAAGCCTACCAAGTGGGCTGCGAGATTGTGGACACGCCTGACCTGTTCCTGACCGTGCCGCAGGCCGAGAAGTGGCCCATCGTGGCTGACAGCAGCCGGCCCGAGACGATAAGTCACATGAAGCGCAACGGCTTCCCCAAGATACTGGGTGCGGTCAAGGGGCCGCGGTCAGTGGAGGAAGGCGTTGAGTTCCTGAAGTCGCACGACATCGTGGTGCATCCCCGTTGCCAGCACGTTATCGACGAGTTGACGCACTACGGGTATAAGACTGACCCCATGACCAGTGCCGTACTACCCATCCTTGAGGACAAGCACAATCACCTGATTGACGCCCTGCGCTACGCACTGGAAGGCACGCGGCGCATCCAGCAGCAGAAGCCACCCAAGGTCGTGATTTTGCCCACCGCAAACCGCTGGTAGACAATTCAGCCCAAACGCGAGGGCCAACATGGCACGGATTAGCAATTCTCAGCGACTGTTGACCATTCACGCGGAAGCGATGGCCCAGTTTGACCGCATCCAGACTGCTCTGAAAGACGAGCGGCAGCAGTGTCTGCAAGATAGACGGTTCTACTCAATCAGCGGCGCCCAGTGGGAAGGCCCGATTGGCGAGCAGTTTGCCAACCGACCCAAGCTTGAGGTCAACAAGGTGGCGCTGGCCGTCACCCGCGCCATCAGCGAGTACCGCGCAAACCGCATCACGGTGGACTTCGTCAGCAAGGACGGCAGCAAGGACGATGGTCTTGCCGATGCCTGCGATGGCCTGTACCGGGCGGACGAGAAGGACTCTGGCGCAGAGGAAGCCTACGACAACGCCTTCGAGGAAGCCGCGGGCGGTGGGTTTGGTGCATGGCGCCTGACTACTGTGTACGAGGACGAGGGCGACCCGGACGATGACCGGCAGCGCATCCGCATTGAGCCGATATTTGATGCTGACTCCTGCGTGTTCTTTGACCTTGATGCCAAGCGGCAGGACAAGGCCGACGCCACCTGCTGCTACGTCCTTACGGCAATGACCCCGGAAGCGTACCGGGCTGAGTGGGATGAAGACCCGTCCACGTTTCCAAAGGATGTCAGCCAGACCGAGTTTGACTGGTTCACGCCCGACGTTGTGTTCGTGGCCGAGTATTACCGGGTTGAGGAAAAGGCCGAAACCATCCGCATTTACCGGATGCTGGACGGCAGCGAAGAGCGGTACTCGCCGGCAGACTTTGAGAGCGACCTCGAACTTGAGGAGCGGCTCCTTGCCATTGGCGCAGTGGAAGACCGCCAGCGCAGGATCAAGCGCAAGCGCGTCCGCAAGTACATCCTCTCGGGCGCTAAGGTGCTGGAGGATGTCGGCTACATCGCGGGCAACAAC